GGTCTGAGGCAAATTGCCCACTTATTTTAAGTACTCCTTGTATTATTTCAGGGCTATTTAAACCAACTAATCCATAAGCAATAGCTTTATACATAGAATCCATTTCAAACTGCTCCATAACAAACCACGCAATTAACGAGGCTATCATAGAACTCATCATCTTCTTTGCTACATCAATGCCTGACTGTTCCTCATTTGTTGTAATGAGACGGGCAATCATTCCTGCTGCACCAATAAGCAAAACTACCCACCCCCCATCTAAGAAGTTTTTAATAAAATTTTCCAATTGTTTTATTTTTTGAGTTTCCAAAATGTCTGAAAGCCATAGTTTATTTGACCTTCAACATTTGTACCAACTATCACACTATAAATATGATCCTTCTTAGTCTTAAAGAGTAATCCAGTATTTACATTTGTAACACCTGATGCTTTGTTACCAATTACACCACCACCTATATACAATTGATTCTTAAGGGGTGCGTACTTAGTAATGGTTGTAGTTGTATGAATAGTAGGTATCTTATAGTTGTATTTATAAGATCTGTTCTGTAACTCATTTTTTTGTAATGTATCAGCTATAGCTACATATCCTAATGTGTCTAGCTTCAATGTATCAGCATAAATGTTCTTTGCCAGGTAGGCAACAACTAATGAATCATATTGTTCTTTTAGCCTAGGGTATGATGTATCAGCTATATACTCTGGAGGAGTTTGAATAGTTTCATATATCGTTTCCTTAACCTTTAACTTCTTGATAATCAATGAGTCATGCACTTGCCATGTTGTATCATGTACAGTGACCACCTCAGGTTGTTTATCTTTTATATATGTACACCCATTCCTTTGAAAGAGTATAATCACTATCAAAACAATAACTGTAAGACTAAGTAATCTATTCATTAGTTTCAGATTCAGATTTCTTGTTAATAAACTTGTCCACGGAAGCAATTCCAAAACAAGCTATAGTCAAGATTTTAAATGAGTCATATATGAATTCATTTACTAACAATGGTTTATTCATAGCTCCTGTAACAATATCTGTTACAGCAAATACTATCATAATTAAAAAAGAAGCAAAACCAATTACAGCCTTCTCATTGATTGAGTTGCTGTCATCAAATAGATCAGAAAAGAATTTCTTCATAGTTTTTGTTTTTAATTGTTTTTCTATTAGGTAGAATAGCATAGGTTTCCATCTCTAATTCTGTACTAGGTAAGTCAAAAGGAACAGAAGCTGTTTTCTTATAGATGAGCCTCTCTAGGTTATCTATACGTGTTTTGTCTACATTAGATTGGGCCATTAGGGACTTAACGTCTGATTTGATTTCATTAACATCATTCCAAATCATCATTGCTAGTATTGATACTAAGCTAGGAAAAATCCAAACTTTAAAGTTTTGAATAGGTTCTTTCATCTTGTTTCAAAAATGACAATAGCATACCCTTCCCTAACAGGGAGAGTGTGCTATATAGTTTAAAAATGGGAGTTATTTCTTCAGACCATACTTAATCCACTTGTACCAGATACGTTCATGGATAAAGTATTGTATAGGCTTGTATATAAGTTCAGCCACCCCAAAGGTAGCCCCTATCTTAATGGATCCGCTAATCCACCACATAAGCAAGAAGCCTACTAAGGTGCTAACAATCCTGTAACTTATAGTTTTTGCAACATGTCGTTTGACTAATGGCATAATATTGGGCAAAGGTATGTAAAAAGATTGATATAACCAAATCTTTTTTTAGTAGGGTTGGTAGGACTTTTCCTCTATAAACTCAGAGCCATACTTCATATTAATTTCTTTTTTAATACTTGCTCGCTCATCATTCAATCTATAGACAGATTTGGCTAGCTGGATGAAATGATCATTAAAAATCTTCATTTTATCACATTCTCTAAGTCTATCCTCTACTACCCATAGCTCTTTATTGACCCAATGCAGCTTCTCTGCTAGAGCATCTTCCATGATGTCTTTAGGAATCACTGTAGATAGGTAATCTCTTTCCTTTTCTACATTTAATAACTTTATTGGATCATTAATCTTTACAACTTTGAGACATAAGATGGTCCACTTGTCTACCACTTCTCCTATAGAAACTTCTATTTGCATAAAAAATTATTGAATATTCTCTACAAATATAGTAATTTTGTTGTAAATAATCAATGCTATGCCCAACAGTTATACATATTTTAAGCAAGAGGTGAAGGAGTGGTTCAGGGATAATGTTCCTGCTAACACAAAGGTGTTAGACGTAGGACCTGGACAAGGTACATATGGTAAGCTTCTGTTTGAACTTGGGTATACCATAGATGCTGTTGAGGTGTGGGAACCCTACATTAGTGAGTATAAACTATGGGAGTATTATGGTAATGTACATATTGCTGATATACGTGAGTTTGATTGGTCTGAGTATGAGTTCATCATCCTAGGAGATGTGTTAGAACATTTGACAGCTGAAGAAGGGCAGAAACTTATCAGTGATATTGCTATGGCTAGGAAGCAATGTTTGATTGCTATTCCCTATATGATGGAGCAAGATGGTGAGGAGTATGGTAATACATATGAGACCCACCTGCAAGCAGACCTTACAAAGGAGGTGATGGCAGAGCGTTACCCTACACTAGACTTACTCTATGCTAATGAGTATTATGGATATTACGTAAGCAAGAAGGTGGCAGACAAAGCATTTGTACTCTATGCCACAGAAGCTTATTATGATATTGTGACAGCCTGTGTTAAGTCGCTCACTACATTCAGTCAGTATCCAGTGTTTGTATACATGCTCAACTCTGACAAGAAGGTACCTAGGGCTACAACTATCAGGTGGAACTGTGATATAGATCCAATAGAATACAATACCAAAGAACAGTTTTATATCAATAGGACAGATGATAGAGTATATAACATCCTCATACAGCGTCCACTGATTGTTATAGACTGTTTGAAGTATGCTGACACTGTAATGTATGTAGACAGTGACAGCGTTGCTACACCTTTTGTAGACAGAGTGTTCAAATACCCTGTCTCTGAGTATCCCCTATTTACATCTAGCATCTATGACCAGATGTTCCTAAATGGAAAAGGAAACCTTGAGAAACCTATTTGTGATCTATTAGATATACAGAGAGGCAGATATATACAAACAGGATACTTCCTAGCCAATAGAGATTGTCTACCCTTCTTACAAGAGTGGGCTAGCTTATGCACTGACTCAAGAGTGATGAGTGATTTCAAACTGTATGCTCCATTCCACGAAGAGACATTAGCTAACGCAACACTTTGGAAGAATGATTATAACAAATCTCTACCACTCATCTATACCAATGCTAGTTTAGATGTATTAGAGAACATAGATAAATATGAGTTTGGTAAAGAACATTGGGAATGGTTTAAGCTACCTGATAGTAAGCATGAGTTGTTCTTCTACCATGGAGAGAAGAGACCAGATGTAATGTACAAGATGATTAGTAGATTGAAAGGTAACAAAAGGATATTGTTCCTAGCTCCTCACCTATCTACAGGTGGTATGCCTGCGTTCCTATTAAAGAGAATACAGGAGATAAAAGACCATGTAGAGATATATGTAGTTGAGTATCAATGCCACAGCTTAGACTTTGTTGTACAGCGTAATGCAATCAGAGAGATTGTAGGATCTAACTTCACTACACTGTATGAGAACAAGATGGAGCTGTTTGATATTATTGACAGATGGAAGCCAGATATTATTCATCTGGATGAGCCTGCTGAGAGATACAATAGAGAGATGATTACCAAGTTGTATGATACAAACAGATCATACAAGATTGTAGAGACATTCCATGATGTAGCATTCAAGCCTGAAGAAAAGATATTTCAGTCAGAAGCATATGCATTCTGTACACCATACCACCTCAATAAGTTTACAAACTTACAGGGTTATAGAAAGGTGATTGAGTTTCCTTTAGAAAACAAGAAGCCAGGTATTGTACGTAAGATAATAGCTAAGAACAAGGTGGGGTTTGCTCCATTCAGGACTAGTGTTGTAAATGTAGGACTGTGGACTCCAGGTAAAAACCAAGCAGAGGGAATTGAAATAGCTAAGAGGTATCCTCACATGGATTTCTATTTTGTAGGTAATCAGGCTGGTAACTTCAAAGACTACTGGGAACCATTGATGAAAGACCTACCAAAGAACGTATATGTTCTAGGAGAGAAGAACAATGTAGAAGACTATTTAACAGCTGCAGATATATTCATGTTCAATAGCACATGGGAATGCAATCCTCTTGTACTTAGAGAAGCCATCAGTTATGCACTACCTGTTGTAGCTAGAAACCTACCACAGTATGAAGATATGTTTACTAAGTATCTCCTACCCATAGATAGTGACTTAGATGATGTATATGCTAAAACTGATAGTACTGGTATTGTGATTTATGATATACCAGACATTACATTTAGACAAGACAACATAGACTTCTATAACCATGTAGACTCTATTTCTCTACAGCCACAAGATGTAACCATCACACAGCATTACATAGTTAATCCATTCCTTGAGATAACAGGTGTGAGTGATAGTGATTTCAAGGTAGAATTCTACGATGAGCAGGATGTATGTCACTACAGTAGTGTGATCAAAACCAATCAGTGGGTAAAGCTAAACAGAAGCTATTACACTAAATGGAGAAACAAGATATGGCAAGATGGCAATCTTATACACGACTACACACTAGACTATACAGACAAGACTGTCTTCATCTACTTTGATAGTGAGAGTCTTGGTGATACAATTGCATGGATGCCATACTGTTTAGAGTTTAAGAAGAAGCACAACTGTCATGTTGTTGTAAGTACATACAAAAACTTCTTGTTTGAGAAAGCATATCCAGAGCTTGAGTTTGTTGCACCTGGAACACCTGTGAATGCTTATGGAGAATACATAATAGGTTGGAGATATAACACAGACCAAGAGCCTGAGTTATGTAACACCATCCCTCTACAGAAAGCAGCTACTAATATACTTGGGCTAGAATATAAAGAGATAAGACCTAGGTTTGCTTTTACACCTGTACAGTTTGAAGACAAGACTAAGTATGTAACTATTGCTACGAATAGTACAACAGGATGTAAGTTTTGGACTAAGGAAGGATGGCAGGAAGTGATCAACTATCTAGTGAGTCAAGGATACAAAGTGTACAATGTATCTAAGGAAAGAAATCCATTTGATAACTGTGTACAGATAGAAGATACATCAATGGATAACACCATCAATATGATTTGGAACAGTAAGTTCTTTATAGGACTTAGTTCAGGATTGAGCTGGTTAGCTTGGGCTTTAGGTAAAGAAGTGGTGATGATTAGCAACTTCACCAAAGCAGACCATGAGTTTCAATCTAATTGTATTAGAATTACAGATGAGAGCGTGTGTCATGGATGTTGGAACAATAAGAACTTCAAGTTTGATAGAGGAGACTGGAACTGGTGCCCTATCTGGAAGGGTTATGACAAACAGTTTGAATGCCATAACACCATCACAGCAGATAAAGTTATAGCTTCCCTTCAGCCTTTAATTGTTCTCTAATCTTTGTAGCAGATATATCATGTATATCCTGAGGTGGTACGTGTTCTACAACATCATAACCAATACCCCTACCAATATTAACAGATTCAATATCAGGTATAATCATGAGTCTAACTCTTCCTTCCTCAATGAGATCCATTAATTCTTCTGTTAGATTCATCATAACTTGCCATGCAGACCAAGGATTCTTCTCATCAGGAGTGACATCTCTTACACAGAGAAGAACATTCTTACCTTCATTTAATTTCTGATCAATCAACCATCTGTGACCAGGATGCCATGGTTGCCATCTTCCTATGAACATAGCATAACCACTTCCATTACCATTACCTTTTGCTAGAATATTCTGCATACATATTTGATTTTATCTACACTGTCTTCAATAGAAGTGTTAGATGTATTAATAATTAAATCTACATCATCTTTCTGTGGTGGTTCAAAGTCTGCCACTTTAAATTGATCTCTACCTCTATCTTCTTCATATGTGAGATAGATCCATTTAACATCTCTGGTTAGACTGCTTAGATACTCTCTAGCTTCTTCATAAGGATACACTAGTGATAACACTATGTTATAGTTTCTTGCTTTATTCAAATAGTAAGCAATATCACTAGCTCTGTTTAAGTTTTTAATCCTACCTTCTTTACTGTAGTCTTTGTTCTTAAACATATCTCTTAGTTCATCACCATCTATGTGGTGGAATCCCTCTGCTATAAACTTTTTAGCAAGAGTTGTCTTGCCTGATGCAGGCTGTCCAAATAATACTATTATCATTTTGTATATCTAAATTGTTGAAAGAACCATTGATAGTTGTCCCATATCCAACCTGTAACATCCTTACCTAATAAAGCTTTTGCCCTAGAAGGAACAGGTTCTAATCTAGTACGAATAGTATGATCACCAAAGCTTCCATACACTTCATCATCTTCCTTAGTAACTTGTTCTATGTTATCCCAATCATGTTGGTAATAAGGAATGCCTAGGTATTGATATATCCTTTGCATCTCTGTATCTGGATACAAACACAAGTCTTCAAACTTAACAAACAATACATGTTTGTCTATGCCTAGTCTAAACATCTCTTGTAATCTTTCTATAGCTAATCCAACAGGTTGACTCTGTGCCCAGATGTCTATACGTTTAGGAACTGTTGTCCCAGTCATCTGTGCCCAGTTGAGAATAGCATTAGCCTTATCAGGATTCTTTCTGTAGTTGTTTTCCATAGAAGCAAAGACATCACGTAGGTCTCTCACCATGCATATAATCTTTGGCTCTGGGTGGATGAAGTTTAGGAAGTCATAGTGTATTCCCCATCCTCTAGATTTGTCTACAACATATTTCTTATCAGTAATAGCATTGTAATAAGCAATCATTCCTTCTTTACAGAATGCTTGGAATGCAGCTTTCATTACTTGTGGATCTTGAGCTTGGAACTCAGGGCTGTCTGTATAGTTTCCTCTAGCAGCAAACACCAATTCAAGCACACCACTAGTTGGTGTAGCATAGATGTCTGGGTTTTGTGCTAATATGTTTTGTAACAATGTTGAACCTGCTCTTGGTAAAGAGCTTTGATAGAATATATTCTCCATATTAAGATTTTAAAGATGCTATGATTTGATCTACATTAAATATTTCTTTCTCATTGTTATATGGAAACTCTAATAGGTTCCCTGATATATCAAACTTCTGCAAGTATGCATTGCGTAACTCAGGCTTCTTAGTGAATGGATTACATACAATGTTATCATGTACATCATATCCAAACACCTCAGGTTTATTACACACCCATAGCACTGTAGAAGGTTTATTCATAGCAGCAGCTGCATGATGACCAAAGCTATCCATCAACAATCTCTTACTACTAAGTTCTATAAGAACAGCAAGTGCTCTGAAGTTATCTGTAACAGGAGTGGTGAAGTCATAACCAATCTGATCTTCTCTTCTTATATGTACAATGTTATAATCATTCTTAAATTCATGTATAACATTCTCCACTACATAACTAGGAATGTCTCTAGCCCATGAGTATTTCAACTCTTGTCCTGGAGCACCACCATTTGTTTGTAATAATAAAATAGGTCTGTCAGACGTAAACTTCTGACCAAAGAACTTACGTTCTCTATCTGTAAGATAGAGCTTAGGAATAACACTCTCAGGTGTAGGAACACCAAACATTCTTGTCCATGTATGACTTAAATGTTCATTCTGCATAAGATGTTCTGTCTGTACATATGGATCATGTGCAAACACCTTAAACTCTTTACCCTCTATAAAATCTTCATAGAAGTATTGTGTCATACCAAAAGAAAATGAGCGATACACAAAGGGGTTGTTTATAAACACCTCTGGGTAACCGCTCATTACAATTAATTGACTATCAGGATATTGTTTGTGAATTGCTTCACAAACAGATGTAGCAAGTATACACTTACCTATACCACCATTGATTTGGAAAATGATATTCATAATTTAGCTTTACAAGCAAAGGTATACATTGCTTATAATAAAACCAAATTATTTAACATTATTCTTCAACAGCTGTAGTAGTAGTTGTGGTGGTTGTAGGACCAGCCAAAACAGCCTCAGCAAGATCTACAAAAGCTGTAGTATCTAAGTCTGCATACTGTACTCTGAAACTTTGTGCACCTTGTTGACTTGGTAGCCAATCAGAGAAAAGATCATAGA